TTGACATGGCTATGGCTATCGCCTGGTTGCGAGGCTTTCCCGCTGCCATCTCGATCTTGATGTTCTCGCTGATTCCCTTCTTGCCCTTCTTCTTGCTTGCTGGCATTGAATATCCTCTCGTAGTTATCAAGGTACTTCTTGACGCTGTACTTCCTGGGCCGTGAGCCCTTGCCGCCTTCCCAGGGTCCTGTACTCATGGCTTCACCACCTCTACCTTCCAGGTTAAGTCAGCCCCATCCGCCCCGGTGATCTCTGTCTTGGTCTTCTCTGACCATCCTGCTTGGTGCGAGAGGTAGAACTTCATTGCATTGACATCGCCGTCGTGTGCCTTAACGACCAGGTTGTTAGCCACATTCATAATAGCTAATGCCTTACCCCGGTTGTAAGCGGTACGAACTTCCGGCTGTCTTTCCATTATCTTTCGTAAGGTCTTGTCTGTAAAGCCAAAATAGTCACTGATCTGAGCCTGGGTCAATACTGCCGCCATCTGCTCCACGCGCTTTACGTCTTCCTCGCTTAGTACGATTACGGGCGGTCCGCCCAGCTCTGTGGTCATGTGTAACAATCCTCTTAAATGACCTAGATTTAGTCTTGTCGGGTAAATCCTTAAACATTATACCCCATACGGTCTTATATCCACACATAGGTCAACCTGGTCGATCCCTTTAGCCTTACGCTGATCTCGTCTGGCTAGTGCTAACTGTAGTCCTTTACGATCGCCGTACTTCAAGCGCTCTCCTCTCTCCTCCGCAGCCTGGGCGATTAGTATGAGGGTGTCGTCTTCCATCTGGGTCTTCTTAAGCATCCAGTTGGGGTCTCGTACAAACTCTCTCTTCTCGTCGAACAATAAGTCCATGCTCAGATTGAGTGAGTCCATGATCTCCATCGCAGAAGCGCCACAGGCGAAACAGTGTATGAGGACCTTGCCTTCCTTGTGGGTAAGCTTAAGAGCTGAGTGATTATCTCCCCCATGAACCGGGCATAGAGCTCTGTAGCTATCACCATAGCGTCTGACCTTATCAAGCCGCTCGAGTATTTCTTCCATGACGGTCCCTTATATTCTTGTATTTAATAAATCCCAGCACGTCTTCACTCGTAGGTTTCTTAGCCACCTTCTCTAGGCCCTTGGGAAACTTACCAAACTTAAGCTTAAACGTATGAGCTGCCCATCCCTCGTTGTACCCATGATCTAACGTGTACCCCAAGAGCTCCTGGTAAAAGCGCTGTTGATCTGCGACTGACACCTTCTCTGCTTTCTTAAGGATCTGGTCGTCGTGGTAGATCTTGGCGTCACTGGGTAGCTCATAGCCACATGCCAGGCACTTCCTAAACTTGTACAGGCTCGCACATCGTGGGCAGGTGTGCATGATGGGCTCTTTGTCGTTAGCCTCTTTCTTTACTAGCTCCTTCTCGTTGTACTTCTTAGATCCATCGTCGAGTCTCTCAGCCCAGATATCCTCCGGGTGCGAGTGTCGCCTTACGTTGCCGCAGAAATCCAAGTAAATCGCCTTTTCTTTGCCTGGATGCAATCGCCACAACCGGCCCGCTGTCTGGCAAAATCGAATCTTTGATTGGGTGGGCGCGAGATCCAAAAGCACTTCTATGTAGCCCGCGTCGTATCCCGTATTCAGGAGCTTGGCAGTTGATAGGAGCTGAATATCCCCGGCCTCGTGAGCGTCAAACAGAACCTGCCTTTCCGCCGGCTTCATGTATCCGTCGATATGAGCGCAGCGAACACCCTCTTCAGTCATTGCTTCGACCAGGGCCTTGCTGTGCTTTATAGAGCTAGAGAATGCAATGCCTCGCTTTGTCTCGCCGGCGTGGAGCTTCCAATTTTTTATGATATCGCCCTGGAGGATGGCATCGCTCATTAGGGCTCGTTCGACATCTTTCGGATCGTAATCACTCCCACCCATCGGGTTAGATATAGACCTTACCCCGCTTAGGTTGATCTGATGCCCCTGATAATACTCAGTCTGACATAACCAGCCTCGAGCCATTAATTCTGGGGGCGTTACGGTTGTGACCAGGTCCTCAAATAGACCGGGGGCGCCTAATCCCTTGCTCATTGGCGTGGCAGAGAGTCCCACCCACACGACGTTGTTAAAACGTAGCATGAGGTCCCGGACAGACTTAAACAGCACATGGCACTCGTCAATGATAAACAGGTCCGCTGCTAGTGCTAGGCTGTCCTTGCGGTTCATTGCGGTCTGGGTGCTGCATACCTGAATAAGCTTATTAGGATCGTATAGCGGATGATCCCCCATCATAATTGAATATTTACCAGCCAGGCCGAAGTCGTCCAGGGTCTTACAGGTTTGCCCTACGAGTTGGATTCTGTCGCAGAGCATCACCGCTTTCTTGTTTTTCAACATTGCACTTTCTAACATGGAGGCTGCGATTACCGTCTTGCCTGTACTACAAGGCGCCTGGATGATTACTCGCTTATTCCCCTCACGAAGAGACTCCCTTACGGCATCTATGATCTCTACCTGGTGGGGTCTGAGCTCAATCATCTTCTTCTCCAGTAATGAAACATATCTTGGTCATTAAGCACTTTAATGCGCCTTATATGATGCATTTCGACACTTTATGGCGGTTAGTCATAGGTCAGTCATCCTGTACTTAGGCATGCATACTGATTCGTAAATGCCTTTGAAATCTGGGTGGCCGTACTGGCTTGAGCCATCGGTCATCTCAAATGTCTTCCAGAGCTCTACGTCTGAGCAGTATTGGAATTCCTCTGCGAGCGCAATATCCAGGTCAGACTCCATCATTGTGAAGCAAAAGCCTACCGGGATAACCATGAAGGCAAAGATCAGTTTTTCTGTGTTAGTCATGGCGCACCTCCACAATCTTAGAGTCAGCGATAGCTTGCTCGGCGTACTTGTTGGCACGATGCTTGGGGCAGACTTGCTCCCAGATGTCGTCCTGGTGCTCTAGCCACAAATCACCGAACTCCTTATCGAATCGCTGATCCTGCTCGTCCAGGTCGCCCCAGCCGTATTGACGCTTGTACTGAGCGTACATCATCTCTATGCGGTGCTTGCGGTTGCTTTCGATTAGGCGCTGATTAGAGCCTTCTCGCTGTGCTTTGAACTCAGCAACAATACGGTCGAGCTCTTCCTTGCCATCAAGGCCTAAGATATCTTGCTTAAGGATGCAGAGCTGCTCAGTGAGCTCGTTGTCGCGCTGCCAATCTTTATGGCAGTCGGTTAATGCTGCGAAGGGGTCTTTCTGTTCGTACAGTGATTTGAATGCTGCAAGCTTGATGTTGAGTGCGTTCATGTTTTATCTCCAGATTCGACATGATGCCCCCGAAGGGGCGGTTAATTTTAAATTTCGTTAATCTCTTCTAATTTGTGGTTTTTTACCATTTGAATTTTTGTTTCTTTTTGAATGTTATAAAGCTGAAGAGCGCGGTAGCCGATATTATTAAAATCATTTTCATGTGCTTCGCAGTAGTTGCTATATGCGATGGCTAGGTCAATTGCTTGTGAATGTGTAATCGTTGCTTTCATGTTGTTCTCCAGGGTTATTTCGTTGCTGTTGGGATTATAATGCTCCCATCAAACCAAGAAGTCAAACATTTATTGTACTTTTATTTACCCCACTCAATATGTGTTTCTCTGCCCACTGCTTTCTCTGTCGTATCGCAATCCTGACACCACCAGCACACCCGGTACGGGACCTGTACGCCGTCGGTAGATCTTTCCTGGAAGCCGATCACCTCGCCTAGAGTTCCGCCGCAGTTACAGGGCTTTGTAGATAGATCATCCATTGAGTTGTCCTTTTGATAAGTGCCAGGTATCTACAGTATACGCCCAGGGCTTGTCAGCCTTTACCGGGTAGAGTCTAGCGGGGTGAGGAAGGACCGAGTGTGGCCAGTAGGACTTTGCGATTATCTTAGGGTAACGGTCCAGGGCAGCAAACGTCATCAGTTCTACGCCGGCCTCGGTTTTGACTACACCGTCTAGCTCAGTTTTAACCCCTAGATACAGTGTTCCGTCTGGGTAGTAGTGGTTTATCATTGTATTGCCTTTGGTGAGTTAGGAGGATTTGCGAGCAAGCAAGCCCCAACCCACGGGAAGTAGGTTTCGGGACGTTGCATTGCCTTCGGAGCCGTCAGTGTGGACAGCGAGGCCGTGTTATTGAGTCAGATAACACAAGCAAGTCTGCAAGGGATGCTGACTCCATCCCCCCGCGCCGCATTCAGACTTTTCGCAAGTTGCGGTGGCCCCGCGCTAATCTTTTGGGCCTTAAAACTGCGCTCGGTGAGAGACCCCTTACGGGTGACATATCCTTCGCAGTCGATTTAGGGAAAGGGATTATGACGGACACTAGATGTTGTGTATAATCAGTGCGTCGGGTTCCTGCTTTCCGCTTTCAGTCGGGATTTAGGCTTTCTCCAGGGCCACCGACACCTCGAATAATAGACTCTACCCTTGAGACTTGCAAGCCCCTAATGTCGTGAGACGCAGGGGCATTTTTTTAATGCGTCTCAGAGGGTCTTTCGAGCCACTCCTCAAAAGCATCGTTTGCCTCCTGGGATTCGTCCAGAAAGGCCTCAAAATCGCTCACATAAGCGCAAAGGGTCATCACGGCATCAATGTCAGGCTGGTCCAGTAATATGGCCTCTTTGACTATCCATTTACTTAATTCGTCCTGGTCTAACATTCTAAATTTAACTTGCACCATTGAGCCTGCCCTCCTGGACCTTTAGTTGTTCGTTGAGCTCCGCCAGGATCTCTTCGTAATCCGCCTTGTACAGTTTAACTGGCTCAGACTTCGTGCAAATCATATCCTCTACAAAGTCCTTACCTAATTGGTCGATCATAAAAAGAGTATAAGCCTGGGCCGCCGTCCCGCCAGACTTCATCCCGAAGCAATTGCATCCAGCGCATTGAGGCCATACATTCCTTTGGTCTAGGCACCACTTGCTGCTGGACCTGGGGATATAGTGACCACCGTGCATGTTATCTCTGTAATGACGCTTAACTCCGCAGGTGACGCACTGAACGATGCCATTATCGTCTGCGTTCTTCATCCTGGTTAAGAGCTGGATCGCTGTGAGGCACTTAGCCTTTATAGCCTTCGATGACACTCTGCATCTCCTCCAGGCGCTGAGACATAGACTCAACATCTATCTGCATCTGGTTAATGATCTGAACGATTTCCATTAGGTCGTCCTGGTCGAGCTCTATGGTGATTTTCATTTGAAGGGGATTCCTCGATCTAAGCAGATAATAGTTTTCTGAGCCCGGCGATAATCGGCAGGACGCATGCTCCCCATTCTATGCAGGAGCAGTTGAATGCTGAAAGCTTTCTTGGTGACAGGCCAGAGGCGCCTCATAAGAATGATGTCATGAGGAATTATGTAATGCTGGGAAGACGAGTCAGCTCTGCTCTCTTCGTTGCTTGTTTCGTGCGCCATGTCTCGAACCTCGTGTCCATTACCTTGATCTGGTGTCTCAGTTTAGCAGATTGGTAAACCGCCGCCTTGATCCCCTGGAGAAGCTCCAGATAGTCCTTATGAGAGTAAGCAAACCTCTCCTGCTTCTGTAGGGCCACGCCAGGGTTATCTGCCTCCGCCTGAGCCATAAGGATAGCCTTAAGACTCTTGCGGTACTCAAGTAAATAAATCCTGTTGGACTCCGCCTCCGCGAACTTCTCCCCCAGGGCTTCTATCTCGCTGAAGTTTTCTGCGATCAAAGCTTATCTCCACATGTTTTTTTACGATAGGGATCCACTCGCCAGGTACTCGTTGCAAAGCTGCTAGCCTCTCCTCCTTCGTCTTCAAGGCTATAATCTCCGCCGCGTAATGGCGGGGCGACCGAATTAAAGATCTCAAGAATCACATCTCCCGGTTCTAGATACTGTTTATCGACGACCGTATAGCCCTCGAAGTTCATTACAATGGCGTGAGGCCGGCGAAACGCTTCTGCGCTCCAGGCAGCCTCCTCCATCGCCTCAGACAGCAAATCGAAATCACTCCTTGCTTGCTGCATCCTTAACACCCTCCCGCATAAAAGTTTGATAACTAACACCCAGGGCACCGCAATATTCAAGCAGTGTGCTGATTTTTACATCGCTCCGGGAAGCAGTGTAGCTAACCATCTGCTTAGAAATCCCGAGACGCCGAGCCAGATCTACTGCCTTGACGCCTCGTTTATCCTGGAGCTTTCGTAAAGTTTTACCAAAGTCCATAAGTCACCTACCAGGGGATATCGTCTGCAAATTCATCAGGCGTCGCTGGGGCAGTGGGAGCCCTGGGAGCGGCAGGTTCTTGAGGAGCGCTACCCATAGGTTTTGACCATTTCATTGAAATGTAAGGCTGGCCTCCATCTTTAGACTCGTTCTGCCAGCCTTTAAGGCTAATCTTGCCATTCTTATTAAGAGTTACAGCACCTTGCTCATAAGCTTCAAGCAACACTTTAAGAGCCCCTGGATCAATCGAGGCATAGTAGCTGTCATCGTACTGGCTCTTATTTACGCTGGTTAGCGTTGTAAACGCGTTAGACATTTAACTTCTCCATAATTTTGTTATTAACGTAGTTAAAGCGACACAGTCGTCGCATATCAAGTAATCGTTACGGATCTTGATTCTTTCCATGCAGCATTCGCATGATTTATAGCGCTTCCCTCTTTCAGCCTGTCTGGGCTTCTGATTCATCTCCACCCCCATTAGCTGTGCGGAATTCGGTCGACTTGATTACCTCCCGTTCCTTGGTTGTAAAAGGACCACCCTTACTAGGAGCCTTCCAGAGACGACGCTTAACCTCATCATCAAGAGAGAACCATTCCTCAGATGCAGTGCTTAGATCGTCCAGGGAGATTCCTGCCTTGATAGCCAGGATAACATCTGAATAGGCCAGCATGGTTGTCGTGTTCTCAATGAGGAGCTCGTTAACCTCTTTGTCAGACATGCCGGCCTTTGCTTCATTCTGCTGAGTGATAGCGTTAGCCACCTCGTCCGCAGTAGCATATTCAGTACCACCCAGCCCGAATGCAGCTAAGCATCTACCAATAGCAGAAGTCTCGCAGTTCTCGACGTGTGAGGTCTTGTTGATGTTGGTAGATCCACGCACCTCGTGAGCTAAGCCAGTAGCAATTAGCTTACCGCTATCACTTATCGACGCCTTAACTACCACGTCGTCACCCTCCCATCGGACAATCTCTGTCTCAATAGTTCGATCGGGATGCTTTTCTCTAAACGCTGAGACGCGCTCTGCGACTGTGAAGTATTCCTTGCCGTGTATATTTACTGGCATATAGCCTCCGCACCTTCAGAGTTTATTTGAAGCCTGGCACTAATCTCTTCAGACTCTGCTACATAAAGCTCGTAGATAGTCCTAGAAAATTCAGCTCTTTCTGGGCTTGCCCAGCTATATGGGTTCGGAGCGAAATGTCCGTCGGTCTTGAAAAGATGCTTGGCCAGATCGGCCGGGGATATTTGTTTCATGATTAAGCCTCCAGTTAAGAAGCTTAATTCTATGACCTTATCAGAGGGGAGTCAAACTTTATTGGTACTTGCCTGTCCTAATAATCTCGGACAATTCATTGGCTCTAGCGCCTACCTGGAGCGCGTACTTACTGTCGAGGAGCTCGTCTGCCGCCAGGTCATAATCACGGTTTTCAAAGGCTTTTATCATCCGACGAAACTGCCTGAACCGAGTATTGCCAATATTAAACATAAGATTAAGGCATGCGTCCTGGCGCACCGGGTCCATCATCCTATACCATCCGTACTGATTTAATTCCTTCTCGAATTTAGCAATGTCATTCCGCAGGAGATACATAATCTCGTTTTCGGTGAGAGGGTTGTCCTCAAGGTTCCTTCCGACCCCGATTGTGATCTTGCCGGCGCTGCACTCGTAGGGTAAAGACCTCTTACCTTCGTGCCTGATAAGCATCTTTTCGAGCTCAGTCTTCATCTTCGTATAACTCCAAGGATATTAGGAATTGAGCCTGTGCCTGTAGTAATCCAACAATGGTATGAACGTCCAAGCCTAATTCCAAAGCCTTAGTGGTCAGCTCTGTAAGCTCCAGGTCATACGCACCCATAATCCCATAGTAATCATCCAGGCCGGTAGCCTTGGGAAAGTCCACTACATTATCTGTCATGAGCCTATCCTGCACGGATCGATCAGGGTTATCCCGGTCGTTAGCAGGATTGTAGCCCTTCCTGCGGACCGCGCATACGTCATTGGGAAACTGCAATACCATTTCAAGTCCTCCGCCACTCCCCTGGTTATATCGCCCAGTTGATAGCCATCCTTGAGGTTATTGCTAACCGCGCAGCTCGACGATGTTAAGGAAATCACCAGCAACAAGCTTGCGGTAACCATCCATCGAGTGATCTGAAACGCTGTCGCCCAGGCCGAAATCAGTCTTAACATAGTCGCGCTCCGGGTTGATTATGGTCCGCCCGTCATTATCAAAGTAAACCATCGTCTGGTTTTGGTCAGGTCTATAACATAGTTTGGGTATTCTGGTAACAACATCGGACCCAGATACAAACGAGATCTGCACTTGCAGGTGCGTCATGCGCTGCTTAGATCGGGCCAAAAAGACATTCGGCTTGCCAAAGCACACCAGGGAAAGGTCAGTAAAGTTCTGGCAACAATGAGCTGAGAGCTCTGCCAGAGCTGCGCCCAGGGAATGGCCACAGAACACAGTTCGCTTCTTAGGGTCTAAAAGCCTTCGGATGCGCTTCCAGACAGACTTGTGAGCCGCCACAAAGCCCGCATGAGCCCATCTACGGTTATATCGGTAGGGTAGGGCGGATAAATTAAAAAGCCAGTCCTGGGGCTGCTGTGTGCCCCTGAAGACGACGTAATTAACCTTCTCGCCAATGATTACAAAGGCAGTCGTTGAGGTCCACCAGGATTCGATCCTGATGCAATTAGGGATATCAGAGTAAGACTGTAGCGAGTAGCTTGCTGCCCTCTCTACGCACTCTCTACTCGACGCAGGTAATTTCAATACGGTTCGGTGCTACTGCTACTGCTACCGCCTCACGATTAGCGGCCCTGGACTCGGCCGGGAGCTCGCAGTATTTATTGACGCCACCGGCCACAAACTGAACCTGGCTGCACGAGGCTAGTAATACCATTGGGATAATAAGTAGACTTCTCATAATTTCACCTAGAAGTAATTTGATAGGGCTGTTGCGATTGTTGCGAATAATATCCAGAAAATCCTCTCTGAATACCTGCCGCCTATTTTAAGCGAAAGCTCATGAATCTCGGTCTCAATTCGATCGACTTTTTTATCTATATCGGATTGCCTGTTAAATACTGTGACGATCCGTTCCTCAACCCTGGCCAGTTTAATTACTGCGTCCTGGAGGGAGTCGATCTTGTCCTCGAGCCTACCGAGCCTATCTTGCATTTAATTCACCACATTCGCTTGGTCGTATTCTCGAGGGATCTCGTAGGTGCAAGTCATGAGCTTGCCTCCCCCTGCCTTGTAAACAATTAGGTCCATTGTGTGATTAGATCCATAGCCCATGCTTGAGTGCCAGCGGTCTGGCGGAGCCAAACATCCGTGCTTAGACACAGTCACTCCCTCAAATTCTTGCACCGACGCATGGTGGAAATGGCCCACTAGAAACTGCCTATGAGTGGTCTCACCCCAATCTTTTGGCATATCCCTGGGCATGACCTGGGCTAGTTTAGCAGCCTTAATCTTGTCCCCGTGGTGTACACCAAGAAGCCACTTGTGCCATCTGACATAATGCACATACTGAGACGATTTTAGCACATTTACCCTGGGTTCCTTTGCGAAGTAGGCTTCCAGAATAATCTGGACCGTTAGGCTAGTGTGATCGTCGTGATTGCCCCTCGCCACTACCAGGGTTACGTTATCCACCTTGGTCAGCATCTGCTCGACGCCGTTCATCAGGACCTGGGCACACGCCCTTAATTGATCCTCATAGGAGCAGGACATATCCACCAGGGTGCCCTTTGTCGTCGCAAAGGGGCTTGCTCTGTCTGAGTGCGCTAGATCACCCAGTGATATTAGTAGTCCATTCCTGGCTTCTGGCATCTGCTCGACTAGCGTAAAAATCGCCTCGTCTACCTCTCGGGTTGCTTTGCCTACATTGAAGTCTCTGTCACCTGTCTCCTTCTTGAACGCGAGAGCCCCTATATGGGCATCACCGATTATCACGCTGGGCATGAGTTCGTCCTTGCGGACCTTTTTGCCCTTAGCTTTTTTCTTAGCCGGTATAACGCCCTTGCAGAGTTGTTCTATGAAAGCATTAAAAGCTTCTGCCTTCTCAGCTTCTGCGGCAGTCCTCTTCGTTTTTAACCAGGTTTTATTTCCATCTGGGTCGGCAGTGTAGACGCTGCGACCGATAACTGTTTCCCCTGGTCCTACTAAGTGGCGGCTGTCGAAGTGCTCTGTATAGCCCTGCGCCGCCGCAGTGTTCTTAGTGATAGAAACATAGTCACGCATCGTAGACTGCGAGATACCTAGTATCCCAGCAGCCCTTGCACTATTGCGTCCACACTCTTCCCAAACTTGCATTGCTTCGCGATGACGGTCTGTCTTTGCGTAGTCTACTAGACTCATCAAACAACCCTGACTTTAAGGTTATTCCCTGCCAACGC